TGGCTCTCCCCCTCGAAATTATTTTTACAAAAATGGCATAAATACTTACATCTAAAGTCATTTCTTGTAGGATCGAGCACCGATGGGTTGGTAGTTTGTCTAATTTCTTCAACCCTCTTTCTGAGCATCTCTAAAAATCTACCCTCGTCCGCATCAGTAAAGCAGAAGCTATATGGCGTTGGGTCTGGTTCACCCTCAGTATCTTTATAAAAGAAGATACTCATAATTCTATTTGGAAAATCTGGGAACATTTTGGACATAGCGTAGAAATATAACAACAATTGTGGATCATTCTCCATCTTTTTGTATGTTTTTTCTTCACCACTAGCCCAATCTAAACGACGGCCACTTTTCCAGTCAATAACCTCAATGGTGTCATCATTGACTAGCGTAACGAGGTCAATTGTGCCCTTAATTGCTAATTGACCCTTCTGTGTGTTACCATTAGCGTCTACAAAGTCAAATTTTGCCCACTCTTCTTCGATTGGAAGGTCAAAATGTGGTTCTGGGTAGTATACGTTTCTCTGTCTAGGGTCGAATTGACCGCCATTGTGCGTTAAAAAAGTATAAACTGTATCTGTAATCTCTTGGCGTTCTTTACGGTAGAACTTATGAGTAGATGTTTCGCCGTATTCTTTAATGGATTTTGCGATTAGCTCGTCCACAAAAGCATCAGTATACAGATCGTCTTTGCTTACTCTAACTTTTCCGCACTTATCATCTTCAATCTCTAGCCATTTTTTACGTGGATTATCTTGTTGAAACTTTTTTAGCCCAGCGAGAATTTCCATGACTTTATGAGCCATTGTTCCCATGTCTGCACGTTTACCACTAGCACTTTGCCAACCCAGAACATAGGTAAGAAAATACTGCATTTGACAGAAATCAAAGTTGTTGTAGGACGAACTTCTAACATACGTTACTAGCATTGCTTTCCTTTAGGTATTTGTAAAATTGTTTTACCTTCATCATTAGATCGTCAATGCTTTCGTTTTTATTGTCAATATAGTCTGTGAAGGAGTAGTCATCCAGAGCTACTTCGCTCGAATGGTTATCCTCGTGAACATTTCGTGTTAATCGCACAACCTTGCCACCGGCTTGTTCAATAGCTTTCGCCTCGTTAGGGAAGCGAACGTCTGCAATAATTGCCAGTTCTGATTGTTCTCGTTGTATCTTTTTGATGCAAGAATTTACCCATACTGGTTCATATATCTTACGCATCACATCCGTACCAAGGAATTGCATAAACTCGCGAGCGGTCATTGGTCCAGCTTCATGAAATACCATGCCGTCAGAGGCAAAGCCAGAAGTAACTCCCGGCATGTTTTCCCACAGCAAATGCTCCTGCACTTGGTTCTTTTCTTCGTCTGTTCCGTATAGACATCTAAATGGAATATCAAATAAGTCCATACAAATAGCTTTAAGGTTATCAGCAAAACTATAGAGCTTAACAAAAGGCCACATATTGTTATCTGCCCAAGTTACAAATTCTTCGTCTTTACGCTCTATCCAAAACTCTCCATAAGAATCTGGGTCATGTGTATTGACTAATAATTGACCCCTGCTTCCTATTTGCCAATCATTTACATAACCTTGTTCCTTTAGTATAATACCATGTAATATATTAGCAGTAGTATTCTTACCAGCCTGCTTACGCCCCGCAATTCCTAGAATCATTTTTGTCCTCGTAAATCTCTTAATAAATCTTGTACTTGATAATCTAACATGTTTCCGATATCGTTTGTGTTCATTGACGGAAACTTCAGTTTAAAAAGTCGTCCTAGATCACGTTTGATTTTAATTTTTGCTTCTCTGCCAGCCTGATCGTTGTCCGTTAAAATGACCAACGTTGTTGCACCACTTTGAAGCAGGAGTTTTCTTTGTTCCGATGATATATCCTTCCCAAATAATCCAACAGCGTTTTCTACTCCATTTTCCCACAACTTCCAAACGTCACCTTGCCCTTCTACTAAGAACAGTGTCGAAACCATACTCCTTGTGGCGTTGTGGTAGTTGTAGAGGTAGTCTGATTTCCTGATTCCTTTAGAGAAGATGTATTTAGGCTGCACAAAATCTCTGGTAGCACGCCCGATATATCCGCAGTATATTCCGGCATTGTCCCAGATGGGTATGATGGCTCTGTGTCGAAGGAAGCCGGTGGTGTTTGAAGGTATGTCTCGTACCCCAAAAAATTCGAGTGTTTTTTCATCGAATCCTCTAGAGATGAAATACGGCGATGGTGCTGGATCAGTTTTTGGTCTAATAATATCTTCTTTTGCTCTACTAGTTTCAGTCGAAAATGTAGGTCGTTTAATTTTACGCACAAGAGCACTAAAGTCATCGCTAGTGCTACTGCTATTAGTGTTATTTCCATCTTTTGATGCTCCATTTACATCATATACTTTACAAACATACTTCAATGCTTCCGAAAAAGAATCTGTGTCTAGCATACCCTTCACAAATCCCCAGATGTTACAGTTGTAATGTTCGTGACATCCACGAGTCCAACAACGCCACACCTGCTTGTCTAATGAGATTGATAGTCCTTGTGGATTATCACTACCCTCATGAATAGGACACTTCATAAAGATATTATCAGCGTCCTGCACATACTCTAAATCAAAACTATCCAAGAGCTTATAAATGTCTTGGAATATGATATCCCTTACTTTATTTAAATCTAATGTTGAGTTTTTACGTACAGCCTTGCTACGCATGTGCAATTGCTCCCACAGTATTTACAGTTGCTTCTAGTATTATTATAGTATTCAGGAAGCTCTTTTACAAGGTCAAAACCGAAATTTTCTAGGTTTTTACAAGACATACATCTTCCGTCTTGTCTTACCCAAGCGTATGATATAATTTTACTACAATCATGTAAATATTTGAGTCTTTCCTCTGTTAATTTTTTACCGATACCCATTCCTCGATAGTCTGGGTGAACAACAATACATCTTAATACGCACACTTCGGATAGCTCTGTTACGTTTGGATAAATTGCTATAGCTGCCCATCCAACAACTTTATTTCCATCTAATGCAATCCACGCACACTCAATTTCATCTAAGTGGCTTCTAAAGTAGCCATTAGCAAATGAGTCGTCTACGATTTGTGCTGCGTCTTGAACATGACGCATATTAATCTTCGGATGCGGCAACGCTAAATATTGTATATCATTCATTATGTACTCTGATCGTTATGTGTTCTATTGACCCTAACAAACCTAGCCGTTTTACTAAAGTCCTTTAGTGAAGTAGCACCAGTATAAGCACAGGCACTACGAACACCGCCACAAATATCTTTAATAACCCCATCTACTTTTCCTTTATATGGAATAACTTTAACCCTTCCTTCGCTGGTAGCATAGTCATTCATACCATTGTTATGTTTGTTCTGGGCTTTTTCTGATGACATTCCATAAAACGATAAATTCTTCTTAGTAACTTTATCATCTTCATACTCCCACTCGCCTTCGCACTCGTCTGTTCCAGCCAACATACCGCCCAGCATCACAAAGTCTGCCCCAGCAGCGTATGCTTTAGCTATATCACCAGAAGTTCTACATCCACCATCTGCACAGATGAGTCCAAGTTTACCAATGTCTGATCGTAAACCATGAGCTACATGAGCACATTCTGCTATAGCTGAAAGCTGTGGATAGCCAACGCCCGTTTTAAGTCTGGTTGTGCAAGCACTTCCCGGCCCAATGCCAATTTTTACAATGTCAACCTGCCCATGTAAAATCAATTCAGAAACCATTTCTGGCGTACAAACATTTCCAGCCATTATGATCGCCTTTGGGAAATAACTTCTTACCTCAGAACAAAACTCAACGAACCTTTCTGTGTATCCATTTGCAATATCAATGCAAATATTCGGTGTATAACAAAGGAAATCTTCAATATCAATTAATTTTGTAATGTCATCATGAGACATTCCTGTGCTAGTCCATACATTCTGTTCAACATTATAATAAGCGAAATATTCTTCTATGGTTTTCGCATCATAATGTTTATGTAGACAAGTAATAGCATTAAACTGGTTGAGTGCAGCACCCATTTTAAAAGTACCAGTGGTGTCCATATTGGCCGCCATGATTGGAAGTCCATGCCAATCCTTTGGTGAGTGATAAAACTTAAAAGTTCTATTTAGTTCCACCTGCTTACGACTTGCCGCTGCCGATCTTTGTGGTACGAGTAAGACATCATCAAAATCTAATTTAACATCACTATCAATATTCATTTTTACTCTATGTCAAAAGGAACTTCGTAGTCATCGTCACTGTCGTCAAATGGAAGGTCTGAACCTTCTATAACATCTCCATCTGGTGATGATCTCATCTCATCTCTGGTTCTTAATTCTTCAAGTTTAGCATTAGCACCAATCATGTTCATGTTGATATAATTACCATCCAAAAGCCCAGCACCATGACGTGCTTTTAATGTGACAACCTTTCTATTGCCTGCGTTTGGACCGTCCTCTGCCAGCTCCTCTGCGGACTTTAATTTAGATATGGAGAATGACGTACACAACCAAATAATCCTGTCAGAGCCGCTTACAGCGTCCGTAGATTCCTTTGTGATACCATCACGATTTAGCTGAACAAACGATAAGCATGGGAAGTCATATTTGACGGTGAGATTGTGCAACTCTGTAATCTGAAAACCAAGAGCTTGATATTCTTGGATATTGTTTGTGATGCCAGACGAACTCATTAATTTTAGATAGTCATAAACTACTAAACAGTCATTTGTTCTTCCGTTTTCATCTTGACCAACTTCGCGAA